CTGCGCCCTTCAGGCGTAGCTCCATCAGGAATTCATCTTCTGAAATGTTAAGCCGGTCGAGATTAGCCGAGACGTATTTTCCTTCAGCGATAAGCGTAACCACGTCTCCTTCCACTAGAGTCGAAATGTATGTCGATTTTGTCATCGCCCACGTTGTAAATCGGTAAAGCAGAAGCAGAACCACAAAAACCAGTATGACGGGCAGAACGGGGACATCATCATAGAAAGTGACATCGCCAGATGCTGAACCAAGGGTCAATATAATCACGACTTCAAAAAGAGAAAGCTGCTGGACACCACGTCTTCCGGAGATTTTGAGGAAAGTGAATACGACGGCATAAGCAATAAAAACACGGACGATGACTTCGAAAAGAAAGGTGTAAGGCTGGTCATTAATCAGAAATTTATGAAGATCGAAGCCTCCCATATGCTCTCCTGAGTAGGGTGTCTGTTTTCCTGGTTTTGTTGATGGTAATTATAGACCAGCTCCAGTGAGAGGGGCTTTTCTTATGAGATTTACTCTGCTTAAGCCGACTTACTTTAAGTGGGGTGTTTTTTTTGCCATGCAGAATACTGGTATGGCGTTAGGGTATTTCAAATGCCACTACAATAGGAATATTACATTTGTGATTTGCTGTTGTTTGCGTTTATGCCTTGTTTAACTTTCAATCCTTTGGAGGGTAAGGAATGGATTTCTTCTCATTATAAAATGAGAGTGATAATTAAGTTTAATCTGAAAGTTTTTCTTATCTTGTGACTCAAAAACGGGATCCGCTGCTTTTTATTTAAGGGGATGGGCTCTGAGGTAAAATGTAACAGAGATTTATGGGCAAACGTTTGCATTGAGTGCTCAGGGAAAAGCCAGTAGTAATAATAGACGCCCAAGGGAGGGCTTACTTTCACTGTTTAACCTGGTTATGGAATTAATGTTATGGCGGGTAGTAATAAATATGTTGTGGTGATAGGCATAGATAATATTTTACGCTGTGGTCTATTTCATTTAATCGAAGCTGAATGCATAAAGCGAAATCTTATCCCTCTTTACTCAGCAAACGATCATGACTTCTGGATGAGAATACCTGAACAGCATTCAGGTCCGTTCAATCTTGCCATTCTTTGCCTGGGTGTTGACGATTTTTTTCCGACCTGGTTAGGCACCTTTTTAACATTGCTCAGAAAAACGAACGGCAATGTTCTGATCTTTACCGACAGTCATGATCTGCTCAACAGGCCTAAAAAAAATCTTTTGGCACGCGTTTGTGAGCTTGAACATATTCTGGATGTGTCGATGCCAGTGAGTTATCTCTCGTTTCTGGTGGAGTATTATATGAGCCGGGATTGCTCAGTCCGGGGGAACTGCAAGATGTCGATGCGTGAAATTGCCGTCATCGATGGTTTTCTGAATGGCATTGACGCCGTCTGCCACTCAGCCTGGATGGGTATTACCACCAAGACGCTCTACCAGCATCGTAAGAACTGCGCCAATAAGCTCGGTGTCAGAAATCTGAAAGAGTTACTCAGGCTTTGAAGTTCAGGGGAAGCAGCGTGCCAATTATCAACATCTCTAAAATCGACTGGTTCCGTATCCTGTCTGACATGAGCCGATCAGGCTACTCGTTACAGGATATCGCTGAAGAACTGGACGTCGTCGCCTCCACTCTGATTGGATGGAAAAAAGGGGCCAGCCCTCGTCATCACACCGGGGAAGCGCTGATTGCACTGTGGTGCCGCGTGACCCGAAAGAGCAGGGACGAACTGCCAAAGGAGAAATTTGTGCAGAAATTCATTTTTCACTCAGCAAAACGTGAATGCGTGCATTCAGAAAAATGAATCGGGCTTTACTCATAGTGCCGGCTGGTTAACCGGCACAGAGTCATCCCTATGAAACTTGAAAGTGTTGTTAAGTATCATTGTCCCCGTTCAGCCTCACCCTCTGTGGTTTCCTCTCCATGTTCGCCTGATGACATTTCAGGCACGGATATCATGGCTGCACTGGGTATGGCGCTAAAGCGCGCACCTCTCGGCTACTCGGCCTTCTGCGGAAAAATGAACCTCAGTCATCATGACAAAGAGCGCACCGTGCGTCTGCTCACCGCCATCGGTGTAAACCGGTCCGTTTTCTACCCGGCCCTGAGAAAGCTGGGGGATTCAGAACGCCTGGCCGTGGTCAGGGTCCTCGCAAACTACGCGTTTCTCGATTATGCGCGAAGCCCGGATACCGAGCTGCCATGTCATGCCTGTAACAGCACGGGCTGGAAAAAGGGTAAGCGCTGCACAAAGTGCGGAGGCAAGGGGGTGATGCGTGCCGCCTGCAAAGACTGCAAAGGGCGCGGTCAGTCAGTCCATCGCCAGAAAACCCAGATGCAGGGCGTGCCCGTTTATCAGCACTGTCAACGCTGTGCCGGCCGTGGGTTTGAGCGGATCGCTTCTGCAGTCGTGTTCAGGGCGGTGTGCCAGGTTAGTGAAGCCATTTCACAGGATACCTGGAACAAAAGCGTGAAGCAGCTGCTGTCGTTTCTGATATCAGAACTTTACAGGGAAGAGGCCTGGGCGGAGAAGCACCTTTCAGTTATCACTAAATAGTGCACGATACACAAGCTGGCGATGTTATCGCTCACTATTTACTTTTCCACTTTTTGGGGTAGAATGGCTCTAATGATGGGTTATTACCCTTCAACACACGCTTAAGCCCTGACTTCACCGTCGGGGCTTTGCTATTTCCCGACCACGTACCCCACGTCGGGTCATGACTTCCTTCCCAGGCTTACATCCCTCTACGGCAGACCCTTATGAGCAAACTGACTACAGGTGTCGCTTACAGCGCATCTGCGGGCGCGATCGTCCACAGCATTCTCACCTTACTGAGTCCGGAAGAGTGGAGCGCCCTGGGCGTGCTGGCGGGCATAAGCATCGCCACGCTGACCTGCATCATCAACTGGTATTACCGTCGTAAGGCGACCCTGGCAGAGATCAAAGCCAGCCATTGCACCTGTAGGGATATCAGCCACTGAATCATGGCCATTTCATCATCCCTGCGTAAGCGCCTTCTGGCCGTTGCTGGCGCGGGTGCGTTCGTGATTGCCGCAACATTACTGGGCGGAAAAGATGGGCTGGAAGGGCGCCGCTATAACCCTTACCGGGATGTGGCAGGCGTTCTGACCGTGTGTGACGGGCATACCGGTCCAGATATCGTGAAAGGAAAAACCTACACCGATGCCGATTGTGACCGCCTGCTGAATACAGATTTGAACGTCGTTCAGCAGGGGGTGGACAGTCTGGTGCATATTCCGCTTCGTGAGTATGAGCGGGCTGCGCTTTACAGCTTTGCCTATAACATCGGGCTCACCGCCTTTGCCTCATCGACCCTGCTGAAGAAGCTTAACGCGGGGGATGAAGTCGGAGCACGGGAAGAACTGCATCGTTGGGTATTCGCAGCCGGGAAAAAGCGCTCTGGGCTGATTAACCGCAGAGAGATCGAATTCTGGCTGTCCGGAGTGAAAGATGGTCCCGGTAGCTAGCCGATTTAACCTCACGCTGTTGCTGACTCTCATGCTGGTGGCCATCATTGCCGCACTGGGCATTACCGTCACCGTACAGCATGTCTCCGTTACGCATCTCATCAAGTCAAACCAGCAGCTAGTGTTAGAGAAAAAGTCTGCTGAAGCCATCGCCCGAAACTTCATCAAAACAACCCTTCTCATGAATGACCTGGCGAGATCGACGCAGCATGACAAGCAGATACAGTGGGAAAAAAGCGAGCGAAGGGTGGTGGTTATCAGGAGGCTGGTTAAAAGCAACGACTGTGCCGCTCAGCCTGTGCCTCCTGACGCAATTGACCAGCTGCGTGCGCACCGAAATCCGGTACATTGATACGCCTCCAGTCCCCATCCCGGCAGCGCTGCTGGCGGATTGTCCGGTTCCTGACATACCTGACCCCTTTACCTGGGGGGACAGCCTCGTTCTGAATGAAAGGCTGCTGACTTCACTGCTGGTATGCAACAACGATAAAGCGGCAATCCGCGAGACTGAAAAAATCCGAAACAACCACAGGCACAAAGATAACCGCAAAGAGTAACGGCGCTTTGGTTTGCTGATTTCAATTCCCCTTTCATATCCAGCCAGGTCCTAAAAATAATGAATTCTCCCTTAAACAATGCTGCAGACCCGCGCGTTATTCGCGTGGGCGTCTTTTTTGACGGCACAGGTAAAAATGGCAATGCCTTAAAATTCAGTCCTGCTGAAACTTTTAACGTCACCAATATATTTCGGTTGCACAAACATTACGGTATGTGTAACCCGGATGATGAACCGTCGTCCTGCCTGAAAGTTTATGTTGAAGGTATTGGCACTATGGACAATAAGGCGGACGATCTCTATTCCATCGTGACGGGTGATGAAGCTTTATTTGGCGTGAAAGGTTACGGTCCGGATTCAAAGATGGAACTGTGTCTTCAGCGAATCGAAAATGAATTGATGCAGTTTCTGTCAGCACCCGGGCATGAAAGTGAGCCTGTATGTATTGAGTTTGATGTTTTTGGATTCAGCCGGGGAGCTGTGCTGGCCCGTCATTTCACAAATCTTATCGCGGATAATGATGATTCTCTGGCAAATATGTTGCGCGGTGTGGAAAAGAAATCAGGTCGTGAATTTGTTGATGTGCCATTGGTCAATTTCCTGGGATTGTTCGATACGGTAGGGAGCTTCTTTGATAATACTGTTTTCGAGCATGAGCCTCATGATACGGGATACACCCGCAATCTGAAGGTTAAAGTGGGCAAAGACGCTGCGCGACATGCTTTTCAGCTTAATGCGATGCACGAGTGTCGTTTTAACTTTGCCCTGCACTCGCTACACGGACATTTCCCGGAAATCACAATTGCTGGTGCTCACACTGACGTTGGTGGGGGATATGCTGAGGTTATGCATGAAGCTAAAGACATCAGCAATTACAGGATATATTTGCCGTTTAGCTACGCTAAAACCCGTGTAAATCAAAAACTGCAGATGCTGAAAACCGGAAAGATGGCGAAGCTTCTTAAGGAACCCTTCATTTATGTCGGGTCTGAGCGCTGGCGATGCTTCGCCAGAAATGTACGTACGGTAAAGGGGCATTTGCAGTTCGTTGCCTTCATTGCAATGTTGAAAGTGGCTGAACAGCACGGCTGTAAATTCGACCAGAGTTACAGGTTGTATGAAAAGCTCATTCCGGACAATCTCATGCCTTACCTGAGTCAGGTTGTTGCACTGGCAAAGAGGAGTTCTCTCGGAGATTCTGGCGAGATCGATATGTCTTTGATTGATGATATTGCTGCTGAATACGTTCACCTCTCTGCTTCATGGAACAGTTGTCTGGACCTGTATGGCGACATTATACGGGATTCAAAATCATGCATGTCGGTGGGGCAAACAGATAAACTTCAACAGAAAACCATCAACCTGGATGTGTTGAATAATTATCAACCGGACAGGCCAGATTTTAACTGGGTGCGAAAAGTATTCCTTTAAAACAAACGCTAATTTGGGCTGGTGCGGCATCTTTCATGACTTGATTCACTGCGCTAAGCCACTCAAGGGGTATAAGCCAAACGCCTGAAGCAAACAATGTTTAATCCTTCTCCGCACTCGCAGTTCTGCTTCAACTTTACTCAGACAGACCGGATAACAGCTAAAATTCAGTTTACCCATTCCGGGTAACTGGAGGTAGGTATGTCAGAACGTCCTGATACAGATCCAGACAAGGTGATGCCACTGCCGGGTGATGATGAGCCGTTACCGGATGATGACAATGACGAGCAGGGTGATGAGAAGCCAAACATCTGAGCCTTCATTGATGAGCCGCCTCTGGCGGCTCTGTTGAAGCAGGGTCAATCTGGAGAGGGATTAGTCAGCGTTGCGGCTGTCATCGATTACGGGTGATTCAAATTTGACGTACTGACGGAGGGCATCATGCAGTGCGCGATTACGGCCGGTATCAAGCCCACGCTCTTCGTATTCTTTGGCCATCTGAATGATGACCTCGTCATACTTACCTTTATAAGCGATGTTATTCAGGGCCACCTGTTTAATCATGAGTTCCCGCAGCACATCGGTTTCAACTTTAAGGCGCATTACCGTTTCTTCAAGTTCCTTAATTTTCTGTTCTGCTGACATGGTCACTCCCTTAAACTGAATTTGATTAATCATGCGTTAACAAAGTTGATTATTGCTGTCAGGAATGTCGCACTGAAGTCGGTGCGGTTCAAGCCTAAACAGGTATTACCAGTAATAAGCGAGCCGTATTAAGTAGCTGCGATCATATAACCCATTATTGAAATGCTTTGGCTCCGCAATGGCTCTAAGCCTGTTGGTTTATCCAGGTGGGACGTCGGTAGATAATTCTGATAATAAGAAATTAGCTTTAAAAAAAACTTTAGCGCTGCGTTTATTTCGGCATTAAGCGAGCCATCAATCCGGCCTTTACTGAACTTTGAAACCAGATTATCGGTTATGACCTATTCTTAAATAACTATGACTGTGGGGTTATTTATGAAAGACCATAATACGAATGAGCAACGCAAGAAAGAAGGTGATGTACATAAGGGACTTCCTGAAGCGGCGCCAAATGCGGGTAATGCTTATGAGGAAGATGATCATCCTGCTAAAGACAACCCCGATGAACATGGTGAGATCCCGCGCACGCGTGATGACAGCAAAGACCACAAGCGGGATCCCTTTAAAGACAAGTAGTGATTGATACAACGTTGCCGCTTAGTTCTCACCTCAGGAGGTGAACGATGAATCTGTCAAAACTGGCCAAATCACTGGACCTTACCCAGGAAGAGTTGCTGGAAATGGGGTTGAGTCCGGACGATATCCAACAGGACAAAAGCCCGTCAGGTGATGCAAAGCAATCGTATTATTTCAACGTGCCTGACGTTACGCCGGACCGGATTTTGGGAAAGAAAGGCTGGTCTCTGGGGCAGCGAGTAGAAGTGGATGCAAGTGTTATTGATGCTGGTGGACATTAGCCCGATTTCTAACAGTTTGCTCGTCCTCATAAGCAAAAACTGAATTCAGAACGAGATTTAAAAACCATGGCCGCACCTTTAGTGGTGCGGCTTTTTTGTTTCCCTTGTAACCCTCCGCGCAATCGCATGCGCACTCCAACGAGAGCTTTTCAGAAAGTGAGCCTGAGAATTGCCGCTATAGGTGGCGACCTCTCTCGGGCGGCTTTTCTGTGCGAACAGGCTCACTTTCTAAAAGGTATATCGCTATGAGTAATCCCTCAATTATTCCTGTTTTAGACTTCCGCCAAATGGTTCAGGTCAAAAATGGGGAGGTATTCACTTCATCTCGAAAAGTTGCAGAGTATTTTGGCAAACGCCATGCAGACGTTTTGAGAAAAATCGACCAGGCCAAAGCGGATTGCAGCCGCAATTTTAGCGAGCGCAATTTTGCACCGGCTGATTACATAGACGATCAAGGCAAAGTGCGTCCTATGGTAAATCTGACTAAAGACGGCTGGATGATGATTGTTATGGGTTTTACAGGAAAGGCTGCAACAGCTATCAAAGAGAGCTACATCGCAGCATTCAATTGTATGGCAGATCAAATTAGTCACCTCAGCGCGATAGGTGAGGAAGCTCAACACCGTTTCGCTATTAAAGAGACACGATCAAAGCTGAAAGGATCAATCGGCAGCCGGTTGATGAACGAAAGAAAGAACGAGAAGCGCGTGTTGGCATTAGAGGAAAATCAAATTCATCAGTTAGCTAACCCTGACATGATTTCGTTGATGGAAGGCTAGGTGATGTTGCCATCTTCGAATGGAGTAAGATTAGTCCAATTCGTCCCTCACTCTCCAATCAACCCTGAAGCTTTGTGTCAGCTATGGGTGCTTATACAAAGCTCATGAGTTAAGATTATCCTTAAAAAAGGGGCGTAAAATGGACCTGAAACACAGTTTTGATGAATATACGGAAGCAGAATTTACTCTATTGGTCAGTAAGATTTTTAGCGCCGAGGGTGGCGAATGTTATCAAGACGCTCTACTTGAAAATTTCATCGCCGTTACAGAGCATCCCGATGGTTCTGACCTGATTTACTACAGTGGCGACGATGATCTCACGCCTGAAAAAGTTGTCACGACGTTGAGAGAGTGGCGTAAGCGCGCAGGATTGTCTGATCTAAAGGCATGAACTTGTAAGAGGTTGGTCCAGATAGTAGCCAGATTGCAACAATACATAAGAGTTCAATGTTTTAGATGTCTGGATATAAGCTGAATTGGCAGGATACTTATGAATTTCTCATGGCTATGAAGAGACGTTGTCTCGGATTAGGTAAGCTGTTTAAAGCAGAAGGCAGTTTTATAACAAAATCAATGATTGTTTTTTTGGTTTTTTATGCCTGAAGTTTAGGATTGGATGAATATTATGTCTTTTTTCTTTTTAACAGATTCATAAATGGTAGGAACTTTCCAAAGTTTTTGTATTCTATTAATACATAAAAAGCGTTTCTTATGGTGATAGCATGCAAAATGTAAATCCATTATCTCTGATTACAACTCTTGTTCTTTTGAAGGAAAATGGAGAGCAAAAATCATTAGGTACAGGTTTCTTTTACCAAAAAGATGAAAGTCAAATTTTTCTTGCTACTAATTTCCATGTAATTACCGGTATTTCTCCTGAGGAAAAAGGTAGGAAAAAGATTGTCGGCGATAGTATAGATATACAATTGCGTGACAGTAAAGGTAAAATAATATTACACAACCTTAAGTTGTATCAAGATGGTACGCCTTTGTGGCTTGAGCATCCTACTGATAAAGAAGCTGATATTATTTTGTTACCTTTAGATAATTCTCTTTTCGTTAATTCAGGTGTTAAA